AATTCTCCGCTGTCTTGACCAGTGAATTCAGGAAAGATATCATCAACATCAGACTGAAACATGAGATCTCTGAATGCGCTCAAAAGTGCGTGCTGGTCGAACATTACAAAAATCAAAGTCCCTGCAATGCCGCGCTTGCCTCTTGCAAATGCTCTTGGATCTGGTGAACCCATCGTATAGATAGGTGCCTTCTCGCGAGTAATGCTATAGCTAATTGCTTGTAGCTCAGCAATTATTTCCCCGCCAAATGTAGCTTTAATATCTACTCCCGAGAAGGAGTTATAGCTTCTACTATATTCGCTTGGTGTAGCCACTATGCATCACTCCTTATACAGGTTGTAGAGAGATTAGAAGAGTAATTCTACGAGTCTCAAATACTGGTACTAGTTCTAGTTCAACTGTTGAATATCCATTTACGCGCTCTGCAACAGTTTGGGTTATCGCAAGATCAAATCTGGTTAGATATCCAGCCTTTGATAGATCCTTCAAAACACCTTGACAGGCAGTCTCTAGTGCAGCCCGTTTAGCCATGCCACCAGCCTTACCAATAAATGGATCTGATTTCTCGCGAATCTTGTCAATTACTAACTTGACAATACGCACTGTGGTCAGGAAACGGTAATCGCTTTCTGGTCGTGCAGCAGTGGGAGCATCTACAACAACTGTTCCCTTTGGCTTTACTTGACAGAAGATGTATCTCTGGCCAAGTAGCGAGTTCATGTTGCTATTGCTGATGCGGAACGGCAACGAAGCGCCACCCACAACATTGTTAGTTGGGGCGTTCTTAGGATCTAGCGTGGAGACCATACCAGCATAGGATGCAGCAAAACCGGTGATATAACCAGCATTAGTAGTGTCGAAAGCGTTGAATAGAGTTAGCCATTGGCCGCAAACACTGAGATACTTACCAATATCTATCTTAGCACCGCCGCGATCTTCTAGTTCTGTACCGTCTACAAATCCTTCATCTGTAGCGATAAAACCACCGTATGCTAAACTTCCACGGAATCCATACTTGCCGGCCATAAACTTATTACCAAGCAAGCCAGAACCATTATGCAAAGCACTAGCAATCACAGAATTACCATTAGCATCGGTTGTGTATACAGGTGGTTTGCCAATCCAAATAGCCACGTCTCTAAGACTCGTAGAGACAGGCGGTCGAACGTCGATGAAACCAATACACTCGTTGCTGTTGACGGAAATCTTATAACAGAAGTTAGCTAGCTGATATCCAAAGTTTACCTCATTGAATACGGTAGCGGTTAAATCCGTGCCATTTGGCGAAGTAGTTGCATAGGTTACACTTGGATAGATATCAGGATTTCCGCTTGCTTTTGTTTGTCTCCACCAAAAATACTGCTCTCCTTCAAACTCCTCTGTATAGAAATATAACAGCATGTCGTCATCTGAACTGGCAGTCGGATAAGCAACACCAGGGCTTCCGGTAAAGCTGAGACCATCCACTATATTCTTGTCGTCTAGATAGACATCCATTGCCACTATTTCATCAAAGGCCTGGTTCTCTAATAGATCATACGCAAGATGCAGATGTTCATACATCTCCATGCGGCTCAAGTTAGTACCATCAGTACCATCAACTAAAGCAACATCATAATCAGGAGAAGTACTTTCACCTGCTTCACGTAGAGTCAAGAAAACTGACGCGCTACCTATGTCGATACCGCCGCTTCCCGGAGAACCATCCACCATTACGACGCCTAAATCGGTTACTGGAAGAGGGTCTGTAAATGTCCGATCAAACACAACGCTGTCGGAATCTACATCCTTAACGACTAATCTCTGATTGCCATCATCCCAATAAAAACTATAGGAATCTGCCATATCGTCGTCTTTTCCACGAGTTGTAATTGAGATACCGCCCGATGTACCTGATATACCGATACCGCTTAGTACTGCAGCGGTTGCGCCAATGCGGAACAATGCCACATTTTTGCCACCAGCGGTTTTCGCTTCGTACATACCGCGAATCAAAGTACCGCTAGAACCAAAAGTTACAGCGGACTCCTTGTCTCTTACAACTGCTTTAAGCGTCTCAGACGGACCTTTTCCAGCGGTACCAAGGACAAGAATCAGTGGCGCAGAACTGGTTGCTGCAATCTGCAATCCAAGATCTTGTTTCTCGTGAACTACGCCTGGAAGATTTTCATACATTCTCATTCCTCCTTATTGCTCGGTATAACTTTAAGGTTGTCCAAGCTTATACTTTACAACGATACGCCTGATCGTTGGTTCTAGCACATGTGATAATCGCTCGGTTCTTACATAATATCGTAGTGGGCGGCCTTTAAGTGTGTTTTCTGTGCCATCTAACTTAATAAGCACATCTCCATCTTGGCCTAGAAAATAAAAATCTTCTACACCAGAATACCTAATGTACCAGGTCCAGTTTCTAAGAACGTCTTCAAGCCACCGGGCTCTTTTATTGGCTTGTTTATTTGTTTTAGCCCAGCAAGTAAATACTATTTCGTTCTCAAATTTCTGACCTAGCGTTACCACCTTGTAACCGGGTCGTGTCGGATCGTCTTCGATACCCCTAATGCGCGGTTTTATCTCGCGTACTCGTTGATTAAAATGCTGCCCTTGTGACAGCGAACCTGGTGTCCTACGAAGTAATCCGAACGAAATTATCTCAGTCTCAATCTCGTTTGGCGGAAAATCCTGCACTACTTTAATTCTGCTGTTGAGAGGAACTTCCTCTGAATTTTGCTGTTCTTCAATTACCCTTACTACAAGATCCGTAAAGCCGTCAATGTCTTGGGCTGGTTTTGGCTGGCGTGCTCTTTCTCCTTGAGGGAGATACATACTAACGGATCCAGCAGATTCACTGAAGTTCTGCAAGATGTTGTCAACAACAATTCGTTGCTCCGTTGTTAAATCTTCTGGAAGAATATCATCACGTACTACCATACTTATCCTTGCCAGTTCGATTTAACCGAACTAAGAACTGATGCTAGACGCCAATACTCAATACGTCCGCTGTCGGAGCGAAATGGCTCCAATGTAGCAATCGGATAGATTGCCTCTTCTGTGTAAGGAAGCAAAACGCCCCCATCAACATCTCGGGACACTTCCACTATTTTATCAACTCTACTTGGTTCTACATTATACTCCAAATAGAAGAAAACAAAGGGGATATTTGACATCCCTGCTCTGTGTGCTTGATTCTTTCTTACCATTCCTTCTTGTGAAGAAACCAGTACTCTGTAATATGCAATCCATTCTTCGTCATATATATAGCCTTCGCCATGACAATAAGGACAAAACGTATCTAAGTCAGGTTCTCCTGTTTTTTTATCTACACAGGCACATGGTATTAAGTTTCCGTTGTCGTCTTTTCGCATACGTCTAAGTATTCCAACTTGACCTTTTGGTACCTCAGTGGCACTTCCAAATAGAAATTCATGAAACTCTTTACGCAGATCAAGTTCTTTGTTGCCAGCAAGGACAGGCCATAGGCCAGAACTATTGAAACTACTTACAGTACTCGACTGCGGATATAATTCGGTTCCCATGACCTTTATTCCTTTGTAAATCTAGAACTCCAGCGACCCGGTACGAATGTTCTTTTCCAGCGCCTTGAGTAATAATCCTTGTGTCTCATGTTTGCTGCTGGATATTCAGAACCTATTCCATAAGTAGATGTTGGTTCCCATTGCCTGCCGATTTCAGGTCTATCTGGATCTAGCCTTCCTTTTATAACCATAGAAGGTCGCAAGCTTGTTCCTGGCCCAATTTCCCCTGCACTGGTTAGACTTGACTGCCATTTATCTTTACATGCTATGGCTCTGCTTAACAAGTCCTTAAATTGTCCGTCATTAGAATACGATATCTGCAGATCTGCAAGTCTTTTAGATTTACTACCTCCAAGAGCCAGCCCGCCACTAATAGCGTTTAATAAAGTAAGCTCCGCAACACATGTAACATATTGCCTTCTTGCAAACTCAAAAAACCTTACAACTTCGGCTGCTTGCACATATAAAGACCCAAATGCAAGAGCGTTTGCTTCAAGACTTGCCTCAAAAATAGCCAGGTTAATTACGTCATCAGGTATATCAGAAAGAAGAGCACCTAAGTCTAGACGTACCCTACGGACAGAACTGTAAAGAGGATCATAAGTAGTTGTGAAATAAAACTCATTGTCACTACCAAGGAGGTTTCCATCAGTATCTGCTATTGTCTTGTCTAGTTTAATAAAAACGGCATTATTTATATATAACTGGTTAGTTCCAATTGAACCGCCGCCAACAACAGTAAAAGAAAACGTTTCATCTAAATCTACTGTATCGACCGTTCCTTCCCACTTGTCAAATCCAGCACCTAACTCAGAGTCATCTGGGACGTAAAATATATATTCATATTTGCCGGTTGATATCTTTGTTATTGTCTCTAGCGGGTTCGCTTGCGGACCACCACCTGGAGACAAAAGCGTTACTCCGTAAACCCAAGCATCATCCTCTGTAACGCCTAAACTACGAGGATCTTTACCTGGTGGATATACAGCCATACTTAGATCTGTTGCATCGGCATAATCTCCTCCTGCGTCTAAGAATGTAGCTGTTAGCGTAATAGGCATTCCTCTTTGTGCAGAATTCCTACTCATCGATCCACCTCTTATTCTCCTGGTATAAGTTTAGGTACAGATATAATACCTTCATCTATAAGGTTTTGCAGCCAACCCATAGTTCCAGGTGTTCCGTAAGTGGTTGAAATTGCATTCCAAACAGCCGCAGCTACTGCGTCTGCATCAAGTCCGCTTCCACTACCACCTGTGTTCTGTAGTTCACCCATAGTGTCTGGGTCGTTGTAGTCATCTTTGTTTGCGTCCCATACTGCCTGTGCTACCTGGTCTGGATCTAACGATCCACCTACACCAGACCACTCTGTTACCGCTCCAAATGTCCCAGTGTCTTCATGTTTAGATCTGGTTTCGTTCCATACTCTACCGGCAATAGCAGAAATTTTAGCAGCTAGAGCCGGCATCATGACATATGCACTTGTTGAATCCGGTATAACTTCCCAGTCATAAGCTAATGTTGCAACTTGAGTTGTACCGTCATATGCTTCTATAACTCTGATTTGATCTCTTCCGGTCCCCGACTTAATAAAAACAGACTGGCCAATATATGCGTCATCGAATGTGCTGGCATTAGCATTTAGTGTAACCGTGTTTACAGTTGCTCCCCTAGCCAGCCCTTCGTTTACATGCTCCCTGCCTACATTACCTAATATAACAAATTCACTGGTATCATCTGGATTTGTTTCCCAGTTCCTGTCAACTACTGCTATTTTACTACTGCCATCATATTGGTAAATTAATCTACTCTGACCGCTACCAGTACCACCAATTATACTAATCATCGCAGGATCGTAAGCGTCATCTACTGGAGAAGCCCCAGCGTCTAGAGTGATAGTATTATCAGTTCCCGATTGCGCGATCCTGTTTCTAATAACTTGAGATCCCAAAGTTCTTAACATGCGACCGGCGGTTCCGTCAATGTTATGCGTAGAGGAATTTAGTGGCTCATCCCATACGGCTGTAGAAATTGTTTGTTTTGACACAAGACCGTCTGTATTCGGTGGAGTAGATAACGTAGAATTATCATAAAGTATACCTACTCCAGATATGATAACCTCTCGTGCATCGACAATAGTAGGATCTAATGTGACCACGCCACCCATCAGTCCTATGCCAATTTCAGCGCTAGGGTCGTTTAGTTCTTTGATAGTGACAATGCCACTATAGTTTGGCATAGCTAGTGACTGTCCCGTTGTGCCCATATCGATGATTGGCGGATTATCTTGGTCCACTGTTATACAGTTATTAAATACCGCTTTTAATCCGCCGTCTAATGCAATATTACCATATAGACCAGAACTGTTAATACACCCATTAATATAATTAAGATCCCCCACCATACAACACTCGATATGAACTCCGCCATCTAGCGTACCAGTGACTTTGCAATTCGAAATGATCACTCCTGGACAAATCAGGTCTGATTCAATCGTTATAACTGTTCGGACTTGAGATTCGCCTCTAATATGAAAGTTAGTTAAGTTTATTCCAGAGCCTAACGTCACAGATTCTAACATATACAAACTCTTTAACCCAACTCTCTCAGCAATAATCAATGCGTCTTCTATGTTATTAGAAGGTCTTTCTCGTGTGCCCACTGGATAAGCTGTACCTTCTTCACCATTTACAACATCGATCCAAACTGTATTCTGATATGACGCGAACTGAATTGCTTCTAACTCTTGCAATGTAGCAGATGACGAACTTGAACTGATGATCTGCACGTTTGGCGACTGTAAAATAGGAGAAATATTGTTACCATCTTCGTCTACCGCTACCAGATTGCCACCTGAAATTACACATTGCACGTTAGGATAAATAGAATATGAATCGCCTATTTGCCAGTCATTACGAGTTCCACCACTAAGATTAAAGTGTTTTAGTTCTATCTCAGACTCAACACTGGTTATCGTCTCCATGGCAGTAGTGGTATTATTGACAACAACGCAACCGGGGTATACCCCGTCTGTTTCAAATTTCGCATTAATGTCGTGCAATATTTTGCCGCCAGAATCACCAGTTGTAACCGTACCGATTGATAATTCATCTACTCTGGGGGTAAATCTAATCTGAGCATTTTGTAAGGTGGCGGTGATGCCAACAAGCACACCGCCACCCAACTGTTCTTTTCCAGCAGCATCAATTAGAGGATCGTAACACATGTGTGTATCATCGTCTTCCCAATCTCTTATAAGATTGACAATTTCCTGAACCGAGATATCTACAGGAAGCGACAGATCTTTTTCTGGATCCGCCACTTCTATTATACGAGGGCTCATAAGCGGATACACCTTGATACCTATCATCGACTACCCTTCGGCTACAAATTATGAAGCACTCTTAGCTTCTGCCTTAGTCTTTCGTTCAGCTTCCTCTGCTAAATGCTGTAGTTTTTCTTTTCTTAACAACTGTGATATATAGAAATTGTACTGCTGTATAGTTTCTTTCTCTTTTCGAATAGCTTCCTCGAAAACCTGTATATTCTTCTGACAATTCTCAATACCCGCCTGTAACCCATCGACACTATACATACGTCCTCCTTATGTTATAATTGTATCCTTAGTGCGAACAACCTGAATATTCTGGTCTGTACCGCTAGAACTACCATCGGAACTGTATGGCTTGATAGGTCCCTGTCCTGCTGTCTGATCTCTGGTGTTTCTTACTCTTACTCTGAAGTAAATAGTATCTACATATTGCAATGAAGCAGCCATACTGCCAGAAGTTGCATATCCATGAAGAAGCGGGACATATACATCATCAGACGAAGTTATCGCAACAGGCGGTACGTTGATCTCGAAAGTATCGGTAGGTATAAATCCACTAATACCTGCGCCAGCTAAAGTCAACTGAGTATCGCTGTCTACGGTCTCAACATAAGCAAAACCTCTGCCACTAACATATACTAAATCGCCACGGTGTACTTGGTCTGCTCCGTCTGTAAATGTTGCGGAGTCGTCAATCAAAGTTGTAGCATTAGTGCCAGTGTCTGCAGTTCCAGTAATCTCGTTGAGTGTAAATACCGATCCGGCCCAACTCGCATATCTCATTACGTATTCATCGCCAGTACCAGCAGGATCGCTAACTAGTACTAGTCTGCCACCAGTAGCAGAACCAGGCGCATCATTGGAGATTGAACCAGAAACAGTGATACTATTATCACCAGCAGATTCTCCGCCTACGCAGTTGTATTCGTCCTTTTTAATGTCTTCACCAGAGCCAGTTAATCTATATACGGCAACTAAGTCGCTTTCATTAGAAGTGGCAACGTCACCCTGTAGATTAGTAACCGTAATACTGAATGCTTGTGGACGCTCATATGCGCCGCCGTCTATGTCGGTGAGAATGAATGCGTTCTCATCAAGTGAGTTCCAGTCATCTAGCAATACACCGCGCGCACCGAAGAATGTACCACCAGCGAACGTTCCTAATGGGCTAGAGGAAGAAGGAGCAAAGTTATAAGCAGCAATCGTAGTATTGAATTGATCAGAGTCATCGTCTGCTTCTACGTTTTCGCCTACTGCAAAGTTTCCTCGCACACTACGCAAGAGTACATATTTGTCTGTAGTATCGTGAGATATAATAACGCCCTTGGCGCCACTAGTGGCTCCGGTTACAGATTCGCCCTCATCAATAGTACCACTTATAGTCGTATACGTAAACGCTGCATTAGCGCCAAGATATAGTTCGCCATTAATACCGTCTAGATCGTTGGTAATTTCACCATATCGAGTCTGCCATTTGGCCCACTCATATACTTCAGCTAGTCGGTTCTGGTTACAGTCAATAGTAATACCATACTTTTCTTTGGTACTATCATTGTCCACGTCAAACTCGATTGCTGTAAATGATACCGTAGGTACGCCAGAGCCAGAATACCAACCCGCATCAGCAGGACCAAAGTCTGCAGGAGTGCCAGAGCTTGTGCTCGTACAACCAGAGCTTGCGCCAGTAATCGTTTCACCGGATGAAAAGTCTGTTAATGCACCACCATAGTTGCCGCTAGCATCGCTTTCTGCAATTGGGAAGTATACCAGATGCGTACCATCTACAGAATTTACTAAATCTACTATACCTCTTGCGCCTGATGTACCACCAGTAATGATTTCTCTGTTAATATAAGCAGTTGACCAAGCGCCTGTCAGTTCCTTTTTAATACCAGTTGTTTGGTTCAAGTCCTTATCGGTCTGTAACGGGATAGGGTTTCTACCACCAGAGGTTGTTGAGTTAGCAACCTCAAATGCTGCGTATAAATCACCGGATTTACGCGCTCTAGCTGTAATATAGCCACCATCTATAATGGTCCAAGTAGACGCTGTAATATCTTTTAGAGCTACGCATCTGTCGATGTGGCCATTGCCGTACCAATCTAACGAAGCAGAGTTCCAGCTGAATAATCTTGCTCGCGTACCATCGGGATCAAGTGCTCCCTGGTATAGATAGATATGTACGTTAGGATCAATAGTACCGATGGTATATAGGTTTGCCCAAATCTGCTCACCGGTTGTGGCAACACCGTCAGTTTCTAGTACGTCTGCAGAGTGAGTATTACACGTCAGAGTATCTGAACTAGCTGCGTCGAAGCTATTGGCACTTGTATCGTCGTCTGGCCTAATAATACAATAGTCAACTGCTCCGCCCGTATCAATAAACTCTAGTAAGGTTCCAGAGTCGCCATCTGAGTGTACAATATCATAGCCAGCATCACTAGCAACAATTGTGCCACCAGAATCAACCTGGACACAGATAATACCAGTATTAGAGGTCTCTACTCGGGTCCATCCTGAGGTTCTGAGAGCGCCACCGGTTACATGCTCCATTAGATCAAATGGAATATACCAGGGTTCTGCGTCTCCTGAGTCAATCTTGCCAATGGTATACTCCACGGGCGTTTCAGCCGAGAAGCATGTACCATCATCAATAGTTGTACTTTCATCTTGCAGTGTCTGCATGGCCGAATATATGTCATTCATTGTGTATTCGTGATTTGTACCACCAATCCACTCAAGACGCTTCTGGCGATTATTATTAAACCAAGTTACTCCAATATCGCCATTAAGAATAGTAGTGTCAGCCACTAGCTATCACCTTCTCCTTTACAAAGTGTTACGAAGTTGCATTATTAATTGGATCTTCGGTTAGTGTTACTAAAAGTTCAAAATCATTAGCACCTGTGGTACCTAATGTTGAAAAATTCTTATATTTTGTAGCCCCTGAGCTCGCTTTACGAACTCGAACTTCAATATCAGTAGCGCTTCCTGAGTATGCCTGTTCAGCTACACCGTCAGAAGCCGTTCCAGTTCCAGTGCCAGGAGTTGAGTTTTTAGTGAACACCTCTCCCAAAGTTCCAGTAACAGCACCTATAGAAGTCCAGTTACCAGTGCCCACTGCCGTAATGATGTATTTTGTTCCCTCAACAAGGGCTGTTATATCAATATCTCTTGTATTTTCGTTCATTAGTTCTGTTCGGTCGCTTATTTTATATATCCCTACTTGAGCGATTGGAACCGGGCTAGTATTTCTATCCTGGACCTTTACTCGTAGTGTTATTGGATTTACTGCCACTGTCACGGTATTAGATCCTGCTCGTTTGTAAGAAACAGTTCCCGTGCAACCAATAGCATTTATTGTTATAGGAGAGTCAGTTCTTGAAATATAAAGAACAGAATCATTTTGTTCATTAGAAGCACTAAAGCCAGAAAAATCAAGCCCACGTAGAGTAATCTCTACAGGAGCGGAAGCACCGAGATTAATAGCATGATGAGCAGCGGTTCCCTTTGTGAAAACCATATCATCGAGATAACCATCGGTATCAACCGCTACGTTCCATCCAAAAGCTGAAGCATCTGCTGCAACCGCAGACTGTAGAACTTTCGTTCCAGTAAAAATCCCTCCACCACTTGTTATTAATTTACATTTTACAAAGTTAGTATTTAATACATTTGAACTTGACTGGAATATAAAAGTATCCATGTTCTGAAATGTACAACTATCAAATGTAAGGGCACAATTATCTACTACCTCAAGTTGACCGGGGGATATGGTGGCTATTGAATTAAAACTTATGTTAGTCCAGTCAATTACTGACGAAGCATTATGAAATTCTATTCTATTGAAGTCTGATTGAACGAATATCATCTCATCTATTGTTATTGACTTATTAGAATCAACAAACTCAGTAGGTGCCCCATAACCAAAATACATAAGCCCTTTATACTTATATGTCCCCTGTACAGACTGGAACAGTCCCCATCTTGCGGAAACTGCGTCATTGGCAGTAGCCATACCTGTAAAGGTAGCATATCCGTCTCCAGAACTACCACCTGCAATTCTAAATGTGCCTCTTCCGTATCTAAAGGCATCAAATCCAAATGGACTTCCTTTAGAAACCTGCGATAGAACATTAGCTCCCCCGCCTACTATATAAAATGCCGTTGGTGAACCATAGACTTCACTTGGAGTCATTGTAGGGTCTACCGCAAAATTCTGCCAACCACCATAAGGGTACAGTCCAAAACTTTTACCGCCAACATAAAATACCTTATAAACGCTTGTACTTGAACCGCAGATCATAACTAATCCGCCACTTGCTCTTTCAGCAATAGCACCTGGTGCTAACCAAATAATCCAGCCAAATAAATAATGTCCAGATGTCCAAGAGAAAGAACCTGCATTACTACATACTGCTCCGGCCTTTCCAGTTGTGTTCATAACCAATGAACAATGACTAGTTCCTTGAATAGGGTAATCTGTATCAACAGCAGGTTGGCGACCATCAGCCCATGGCGCAGCCGGCTCAGATACCAAAGGTGATCCTGGCGTTCCATCAAAATCCACAATAGTCGTTAAATCATTTGTGTATGCTGGTACTGCCATGTTTCTCCTTCGTTTGTACTAACAGACTTTCCCAATAATTTGTATACCCTAGCTAATTTGTATTGTTAGCGTATCTCCACTAATACTTAAAGTTTTTACTAATTCTCCCTGTGCTTCAAATTGAGGATCTCCATTAACCGGTTCTGACCATACTTGTACCGTATCGTCAGTTATTGTATCTTCGTCTAAATTAGCGCTAAATTTTACAACTATAGTTTCAATCGATAATGGGTCTAGATTTGTGGCTCTGGAAGCAGGAGTGATCTCTAGAACTCGTAACCCCGATGCTCCGCTCGCTGCACCAAGACCGTCCCATCCAGCAGCAGGAACAGTTGCTCCTTCAGAACTAGACGAAGGAACTGTTTCTATACTACCGGCGCCCGTTGTGAATACCCATGTATAAGTATTTTGCATACGTTCGCCAGATTTTACGTGAACAGAGAATTCGTCATCTTCTTCAAAGTCGCCGCTAAACTTAACAAATACACCTTCATTAAGTAGCTGGCTGTTTTCTCTTGTATTAAGCTGTCTAACAACGAGGGGAGAGCTTGCTTTCCACCATTGGAAAAGTATCTTATCAGATGCGCTACCAGTTTCTTTTATTCTTATATAGTATATGTCTTCTGGCCGCGACCCAATATATCCACCACTAAATGTTGCCTCGCCATCACCGAGGTTGGAACCTTTTGCCGGGTCAAATACTGTTCTACTGGAAACACCCGAAACTATAGAATCTCCGGTCTCTTCGTCTCCAACAATCCATATTCTATATTCTGTATTAGCACTCAAAGGTCTTGTAGGAGTAAATACTACTTTTGAACGCCATAAAGAACCTCCGCCTGTATAGTCAAGAGCGGAAATACCATTACCATCTTCATCTACTTTCTCAAAACTTAAACTCCCCGGCACAATACCTTTGTAACCGGGAGAGGCTAATACGTCATCGTCTGCATCAGTATTAGGATTGTCCCATCTTGCTTGGTCAGGACCACTCCACCTATCTGTGTCCGGTCCTTCTAAAAAGATCTCGACACTTGTAGTGTCCACTTCCTGATCAAATACAACATAGATAGTATCCGACAACACAACGCCTTCCGCGCCATTAACCGGATAAACTTCTATAATAGAAGGAGCGGTCATATCATATCGTTTCCTTTACTGTTTGTGATCCATTGGAGAATCGATTGTAATTTCCTCATCGATGTCTGGAACAATTAGATTTTCCATGTTAAATTTGATTACTTCTACTTCTTCTTCTTCAATAAGATCGTCATATTTCTGTAAACTGGGGGTTTTGTCTATTTCTTTCAAAATCATTGCAACTACTGTTTTACGATTTTTATCGTTTTTTTCCATCTCTAACAAGGCGCTTAACATCTGCTGGCTTTTAACGGAAGAAATTTCCTTGCGTAAAGTTGTTACCCCGTTCTTTAGAAGATCTCCAAGTTTCTTTGCTATAACCGGAGAAACTTGTGCCCCATATGTTAGTTGTGTCTTATCAAAAACAGGACGAGAAATTGATGTAGGAGTAACTGGTTCAACTTTGGCGCTAACGGTATTTCCGACCTTATCTGTCTGTTCTAGTATTCCATCTCGTAATGCTGCATTTACTTTGTCTCTAGTTGTTTCATCGAGCTCATCAAGATTAATATTCTGTGGCCTAGGATCTGCAAACGTAAACCACAAACAACCATATCCCCACATACCTACTTTCTTAGAGACTCTTAGTAACATATATCCTCCGATACGAAAAAGGGCCTGGCCTGTCTTTTAAAACAGACCAGGCCTCTAATCGTTACTGGTTAAAGTTCAACAATTCAGCAATTACTCATTATACAACAGGAGTAGTCGCGGGAATTGCAGAGATACTGGAACTAACGTTCTGTGTGGCCTGTGCAGGCAGTACAACCTCGTTCGGGACTACCTTGACGTTCCGAATAACACCAATTGCCAAACCTTCATTGCGGATACCAATACCATAACGCTCACGAAGCTTGACCTTCCTGATATCAACAGCAGGGTCCGACCATTCATCGGTGGTTACTTCTTCGTCAACAATGAGAGCACCTAGTTCATTGGAGTCGAATAGCATGATATCGGTCAGCTTTGTGCTAGGATTGAAACGAACGAATGGGCTAACAACGATCCTGAACGGGAACGGGAAGTACGAAGGCATATTCGGAGCACTGTTGATTGTCTGAGGGTAACCCTCAATCTTAGTTGCAGTCTGACTGGCAGCGTTTCCGCCTTGAGTAATATTCTGTCCGCCACTTACACCTAGTCCACCCTGGCTGCTAGCATCCCAAGAAGCGCGACCAGAGGGATTTCCGCTGTGAGTACCAAACCATGTTCCGCCAGCACCGTTGAGCATCATTAGACGCATTACTGGATCTTTGACGAACATTGCCCATGACAGGGGGTGCATCAACAGGGTGTTAGGAGTAAATCCCTGCAATAGAATCTGAGCATAAGCATCAAAGATATTGTCCATGATTACTGAGCCGTTAGCGCTACCATCTAGCGCCCTACCGGTGGTGACACCAAAAGCCGAGGAAGTCGGATTTAGGTTGTCGAAACAAGGAACACCCATAGCGCCGATGAAGTTGAAAATCTTCTTCTCCTTATGGCGAGCTAGAGCTTGTCCGCCAGCCCGAAGATGCATTGCAATCAGATCGTACTGACTGTAACGAATCATTTCCTCGGTAATCTTTACCGCCAGACCGGACTTGCCGATACTTGCGGTAGCGGTTGCTCCACCGATTGATAGCTGCCGTTCGGGATAAGCCATGCCTTCCGCGATGTCAGCAGCTTCAAGAGCACCAACAGCAGGGAAAGTGATAGTCAAACCAGCGTGATATTCGATCCGCTGTAACAGAGAGGTGCCAACCAGCATTGGTTCGATTGCTTCCTTGACAATATCCTGAATTATCTTAGGCAACCATATAGCCGCATTAGGAGTTGCGATGGCATCTTCTACGGTTATTGTGTTATCTGGATCACCAGTAGGAAGCTGACCATTGTTATACCATGCATAGGCATATTCTTTTTCGTCTTTGAATGTAAAAGGACTCATTGTCTGCTCCCCTCCTTACTTCAATAGCAGGATGCGTACCATTTTATTGGACGCACCGGAATAGGTTACTTGAGAAGGTAATCCGCCGCTAGCGCTGCCAGGCATCTGATCTAACGTGCCTAGCGCTGGCCAAGCAGTACGAACCCTTTCAAGGAAATCCTTTGGATATACATCGCTGTCTAGAACTTGACCTATGATCTTCTTGTTCTGTTCAACAGCTTGATTGGCAATGGTGGCTAACTCAGCATCTGACGGATTACCAGTGCTTGATACTGTAATGTCACTAGAACTCAGATCAGCTAGCTTTGCAAAGTTGGAATCGGCGTCCGCAACAACAAAGTCGCCGGGTTTTAGGTCTCCAACAGCACAAGCATAGGTACTGACAGATGAAGGAGCAGAGTCATAGTGATAGAAAGTCATAGTTCCTGATGCTACTGCAGCTGCATCTCCATCGGTCTCGAATACTAAAACGACGCCGACATCGTAGTCAATGAAGTAGTCGCCAGCTTGAGCAATCTCTGCAATCGAGCTAACTTCACGAGTAAATCCTGTCGGAAGAACCACCGGGCACAGAGTAGTATCCTTAGCCAAATTCATAACCGGTAGATTTAGAGCAACAACATCGTCGCCTGCTTCTACATCGCTAGCATAGCGAGTAGTCAGACCTAGAGAAGTTGAGCTAAACCATGCGCCATCTGTACCAGCAGCGGTCCAGTCAGCAATAGCGCTATCCGAGATAGCAGTTGAACTGGCTAGGTCAATACCAGAGTGTGATGCTGGAACAAGAGGCATTTCCACAACATACTTACATAGAATAGCGCACCTATGCTGCATGTTATAGTTATTATACTTGTATAGAGCGGGATTAAATCCGTCTCCACCAGCCCACTGTAGATAGTTATAAGGTGCGACGCCCACTGGATGAGAAATGAAGTCTTCTGCGTTTTTACCTGCGTCCAATAGACCACGAGCAATAAGCGCAGCAGTTAGTTGTGCTCTTGTATAACCGCCAGCAGCAGCCACGGCAATACCAGTGGCTAAATCAACGGTTTTTTCGGCAACATCTGTAGCCGAATAAGTAAGAACATCGCCACTATCAACTGCAAAAGCAACTTTCAGTCCTGCGGGAACTACGCGACCTACACCATCAAATCCTACAATTTTACCGGCAGAAACTACGAAATAGTTTTCGTAGTGTATTTCCTGACGGCCTACTGGGAGCCAATCGGCAACCATCAATTCACCAAACGGGCGCTGTGGTTCTGAGCATTCCACGTTTGGAGTGACGTGACCTACATGTTCCCAGGCTTTGTGATTTGCGCTGTATAGATTCAACATTTACGCGCTTCCTCCTTTACTTTACTGGGTTGAAATCGTTAGGTACCAGCCCGGCCCTTACGAGTCTTTCAACATATTCGCCAGCCGCTTTTAGTCCATCTTGAACTAAAATCTTGTTATATTTGTCTCTATATTTATTGTATCGATCATCACTGTTGTTTGTAGTAACATCCTGAGCACCTTGGACATTAAGAGTGGGATCGTCCACTGTGCCTTCGGGAATCCTTGACATACCATCGTTTAATTTTGAAAGAATTCCATCCATATCTAATCCATCACGCATCTCTGACGCTTTCTTTAGCAAGTCTTCAAGAGGCATAGAAACAGCATCGGTTCTAGCTTTGGCTACATCCTCTATTTTCTTGCCATTTAGCTGGTCCAACACAACAAGAGCATCAGCAAGCTGTTCCTTTGCTTTTTCTATGGTGTCTACGTGTGCTTGTTGACTGCAGTCGAACTCAGCATAAATATCCTTAAGCTCTTGACGCAATGCATCTACCTTTTTATTACATTCTGAACATTCATCAGTAGCACTGTCATTGTTATGTTGCTCTGGAGGTAGAGATGGTGTCTGAACATTAGAATCTGCATCTACAACTGTTTTTTCACGTTCCGCCAAATCAGCCAGAATAACATCTAGTTCTTTCTCAAATTCATCAAAAGCATCTTTCTTGCCATTAAACGGACAACCAAGAGCTTTTGCTTTACGCCGAATACACGATACGACACTAGCAGCTTCGTTGTTTTTCTTTGCATATGCCATTGCCACCTTGGCATGATTGCAGTCTGGTACAGGATATTTCCTCTCTCCTGGCTTGCAAAAAGTGGTTTTAGCCATCTTTTTGCGTGCTCCTGGACTTAGCTTAGCATCCTCGAAATCTTCATCAAACAACGAAAGTTTATGGCCGAATTCTACCATATCTTCATAATGCTGATCAGTTTCGTCTAGAGTATCGCCTGCATCGCCTTGATCGCCGGAATCACTATCGCCGGCGTCACCAGCAGACTGTAGCTCTGCTAGCTTATCCTTTGCTTCTTGGATACATGCATCTTCGCTATCCTTAAATTTTTCCAAGAAATCAGCTAAAGCCTTGACTTTATCTTCTTTCTTAGAGTCTTCAAGGGCTATAAGCTTAGATACGTCGCCCCAAGCCTTCTGAACCTCATTCATGCTTGTGCCTCCTATAATAGAGTCTGTGAAATAAAAACTTGCGTTAACATTACACATTTGCCGTGATTCTTCTACTAAAACAGTTGAATCTTGCATAAAACCATTCCCATGTATCAAAACAACTCTTGCTAGAGCGTCTGCCGGAACATTAACAAATGACGTTTCGTCATACTTAAGAGCACCAGCAATAATATATGCAAGTTCACCATCGTACAACCTGCCAGGTACATGTTCACACGGGCCTTCTTCTATATAATCTCGCTTACAAATAGAACAAATTGCCTTATCCGTTGAAGCAGCTGTAGAAACGGTCAAATAACGCTTGTCTAATATCTTTTGAATCGCATCTTTATTCGTAATCTCTGCTGTCAGGAGGATATGTCCAAGACCAGGATAAGAAGGATCACGAAGAAGTTCTGATTGCGATAGCTTGTCTATGAGATCAAGAGACTGCAAGAAAGGCAAACCTGGTCTACACAAACCTTTTACTATACTGTCTACGGCAGAATCCCTGGCAAAGGCCATTGACGTATCAACGTATCTCGCGGCAACTATGCGACCAATTGGATCTTCATGACTATTGTGATGTGTAAGAATAGGCTTACCATAGTTTTCTAGTAAGCTATTTACTCCATCTTTCATCTTCTGAGGAAGATAAAAACCATAATTACGAGTAAGTCTTCCAGAATGAGTTGCAACTATATCAACACGTAAAGCCCTAGTTGGGCCTCCATATACATCATCCTTAATCTTGGCCTCAACAAAGTTATCCACCGATGACGGCATGATTGTTACTGTATCAAATAGTGTTGCAAAAGCACCCATATTTTTTATCACTCCCAAGATTGTCAGCAAAACAGCCATATAAAATAGCTATTTACTTACCTGCTATAGAACAGATAAGAATGAAGTTGTCATTTTTTCTATTTTTATTGTTCTTCTACAGCAATTATAGAGCACGTACAATTTGGATGATGGCCCGGAATATCGTCAATTGTAATGTGTTTGGTGCTTATACGTCCAGCGCGCTCCTTGCATAAGTCGCAAGACCCTTCGTCATATGTAATGTCTGCCTCTTTGTGTCCTAACTTTGCTAAACCATTAATTATTCCATAGTTGCGAGCCTTATTCTTTTCTGAATTGTAGATAAACCTACTACGAAACTTCAAAGCATCGAATACTGCAGATACTCTTAGTTTTATCGTATCGGGCGTATCATTTGGGTCTACAACTTTAGTTACCCTGGCTATCAGGGTTTCTGTAAATCTTCCGATTATACGCCTGATACGCGAATCTATAACAGACAATGGAAACAAGAAGCTACCCGGTTCTTCTACAGCTTTAGTTGACCTAAAGCCGTTGCGAAACTCTATTCTTAATAGACGAGAAAGATTGTCTATCATCTGCTCTCTGGCAGCAAATACCAATTGTTTAAACCATTCATTGCTAAAAGTAGATTTGTCTATTGCATACATGATATTTTCATGAAGATTCGTATAGATCTTAGTTACTCTATTTCCTTCTCCGACTGCATCAGCAAGATTGAAACTGCTTTTTCTCTTTTCTGGACCTGTTTTGGTACCATGTTGGTTGGATGGCTGATTGCTCGCTTGTGCAGATCTCTGACCAGATGTGGTTTTTGTAGACTTGGGACCTGGCTTTCCAGCAGCCTTAGCCTTTGTAGTCGCAGCTATTTCTTTTTGCTTAGCATTGGCCGATTGTTGCAGATCTGCTTTAGTAGTTGCAGTTGACGCAGCCCTAGCCACTGCCTGCGCTAGAGGACTGTACGGTTCATCTATGGCTTGCATCATAATCGTTGGTTCTTTAATGAGTTTCCAGAATGTTTTCTCAAATTCTTCGTCTGTTAGCGGTTCTTTACCAAACTCTCTACGCAGTTCGTCAATAGTGATCGCGTAACCAGCAAAAGAGGCAATAGCATGATTTTGTACTTTTATTTTTGCATCTATATCTATTTCGTTACATTTTATATAAACAAGGTTCTCGTTCTCAATAGGGCTATCAAAGGTAGACTCAAGCAATAGCTCTTTGATAATGTATTCATCTATGAATATCTCCCAAGTTCTTTGGTAATGTTTTACGTCATCAACCATATTGCGCGACATACTATCTGCTGTACTTCTGTTGGCTGTATCACCTTCGCCCATATCAACAGCTGACACACCTAAGCCAGCAAAAATACGTTGCTTAAAATGCTTTAGATATCCTTCTGCTCTAAGGGCTCTCCCTTCTGCGCCGATGGCTTTGATATCATGCCGCTCCGGCGTAACAACCATACCTTCTGCCGGCATCATTTCTACTTCTCGTTTTGCAACATCTACTTCTGTAGTTCCGTCGCTATAAGTTTCAGCAGG